GGGTGGCTGATGCCGCGCAAGATCACGCCCTCGCATGTCAAGAGTGCCTACCAGCGGCTGTTTATGATCCAGACCGGACAACTCACGGACTTGGCCGAACTGGTGCTGGGCGACCTGCTGCGGATCACCGGAGGCATGCAGGACCCGACCCAGTATGATGCCAACAACCGCGTCGACACCGAAGCCACGCTGATCGCGATCGGCGGCCAGCGTGTGTGGCACCACATCAACCAGATGCTCAATCTTCCGTCCCGTACTGCGCTCACGCTGGTGCAGGACGCCATTCACGTAGGAGTCGAACATGACCGACACGAATGACCGCGGTGCGCTCGCCAACGCACTGGCTGGCGATCAGACAACTGGTACACAACAGCAGACGAACGGTACGCAGGCGCCGCCGGCCGAGAAATTCTGGTATTCCGACCTGCCGCCGGAACTGCAGGGCAGCCTGGAGAAGAAGGGCTGGAACTCGCCGACCGCGTTGCCGAACGTGGTCAAGTCCTATTTCGAGTTGGAAAAGCAGTGGTCATCGTCAGACAAACTCAACCTGCCGAAAGATGACACCGACCCGAAAGCGTGGGACCCGATCTACAACCGTCTCGGCCGCCCGGAGTCGCCGGACAAGTACACATTCCCCGAAGGCGTCGACAAGGACATCGCCAAGGCGCTGGCGCCGAAGCTGCACGAGATTGGCGTCACGCAGAAGCAGGCGCAGGCATTGGCGCAGATCGACATCGACCGCGCCGTCGCGCACCAGGAACAAGAACGCCAGCGCGTCGTCGCCGACCAGAACGCGGCCGACGCGGCGCTCAAGGCCGAGTGGGGCGCCAAGTACAACGAGAACGTCGAACTGGCCCGGCGCGCGATGCGCGGACTGGGCATGAACCTCGACAACGGGTTCGTCCCGATGGCCGCTGCGATCGGCGCAAAGAACGCGCTCAAGCTACTGCATCTGGCCGGCATCAACAGCCGCGAGGATAACGCCGCGGCCATCGGTGACGCCGGTGCCGGCTTCGGCCTGACGCCAAACCGCGCCAAGGCGGAGATGAGCGAAAAGGGTGCGGAATTGTTGAAGCGCATCCGCGCCGGCGATGCCAGCGCCAAGGCGCACTGGGCGCGCTTAAATCGCGCGATTGCCGGCGACGGCGTGCTCGACATGTGAGCATCGCTTGACAATCGCGCAACCGCAGGAGTAATTTCCACGCGCCGGCCCCACCAGGACAACCGGCGCCAAATCACCAGGGCCGTCCACAAGGCGATAACCCGAAACCCTTCCCGCCCCATCCGGGGTGACGTTTCGGAGCCGCCAACGTGGCAAATCAGGTACCTGTCTATTTCGTCACCGACTTCACCAATCAGGTGGAGTTCCTCGTCCAGCAGATGCCGGCCCGCTTCTGGAGCGCGTCGAGCATACGCACCTACATGGGTTCCGGCGCAACGGCCACCGAGCAGTTCGGTGCCACGTCCATGGCTCTGGTGTCTGGCCGTGTACAGCCCAAGCCCATCACCGACACGCCGGCCGACCGCCGCTGGATTTACCCGCAGAAATACTGGGTGTCGGACATCGTCGACACCTACGAAGAACTCGAAATGGCGATCAGCCCCGACGGCTGGATCGCGCAGGATTTCGTCTTTGCGGCCAACCGCACGAAGGACGACGTCTGGATTGCCAACTATTTCGGCAATGCCCTGACAGGTAACACGTCGACCACGGGCAACGCGCCGTCGACCACGGTCGCGTTCCCGTCTGGCAACTTCCAGGCAGTCGGCGTCGGCTCTGCCGGTGGCAGCACCCCGACCGGCATGAACGTGCCCAAGCTGCGCGGCGCCCGCAAGGCGATGCTGCAGGCCGAAGTCGACCTGACCTACGACACCGCCTACGCCGGCATGTCGGCGATCCAGTTGGACGACATGCTCAACCAGGCCCAGGCGATCAGCCTCGACTTCCAGGACAAGCCGGTCCTCGAAGAAGGCCAGATCACGCGGTTCATGGGGTTTGAGTTCATCCACTCCGAGCGCCTGCCGACCGATTCGTCGAGCTACCGCAAGTGCCCGATCTGGGTCAAGTCCGGCGTGCGTTCCGGCACCTGGCAGGACACCAAGACCCGGATCGTCCCCCGGTATGACCTGATCGGGGACCCCTTTGAAGTTGGCACCATGCTCATGGTAGGCGCGACCCGCCTGCAGGAGCCGAAGTGCCAAGCTGCCCTTTGCGCGGAGAGCTGATATGGCTGCTGCAGTCAACCACAACAACGGTTCCCTCACCACCAACACCTACGCGACGCCTCTGGTGACTAATATCGCCGGTGCCGACAGCACTGGCGTGCTGAACTGGAGTGCGTCCTGTGCCATCCCGGACTCCGGCACGGATTTGGCGCACTCGGTGTATTCCTTCGGTCGCGTCAAATCGTCCGACGTCATCCACAGCCTGATTTTCGCCTCGACGGCGCTGACGGCCGGGGCCATCAGCTTGGGCTTGTTCTTGCCCAATACAGTCACGGTTGCCGCGACAAACTCCGATCACCTGTTCGCCACGTCGATCAACTGCGCCAGCGCCGTTGTGCCCACCGAGGAGCTGTACACCAACCTGGCTCTGACTAACGCCGGCAAGCGGGTGTGGGAGATGCTCGGATTTGCGTCGGACCCGGTGCTGGTCTACGACATTGCCGGCTACTCGACCACGGCAGCGACGGCGGCGGGTACCCTGTTCTGCCGCTGCGTCTTCGCGCCGTCTTGAGGTAGCCCATGGCCGTCAACTCGCTGGGCTGGAACGTGGTCGACCGCAATCCGTACACTTACACGGTGTCCAACGGTAGCGGGACGATCACGACCAGCACCGATGTGCAGCTCATGTACGACACGACCAAGGTCACCAAGCGCGAGGACTTGGTGCTGATCCTGACGAACATGCTGCTGCTGCTGCAGGACAGTCCGAACAGCAATCCATTCGGGCCGCCGTAATATGGCACGCCGCGGTCGGTCGTCGATCTATGTGTCGACCAACCCGAATGTGCCGATCAGCATCGGGACACCGGGGGTATCAATTTTCATTGGTACCCCGGGTCCTACCATCTACGCCGGTAGCGGCGCTGACATCAACCCGTCCGGGGTCCTCCAATTCATCGGCGAGGCATCCGTGACATTCACCCCAACCACCGTTCCGGTCGTCGTGGAGTTCTGACATGGCCAATGCCAACCTTGATTTCTCCGGCTTGACCGTCACACGGACCTTCTTGTACCCCGACGCCACCGGCACTGTTGCGCTCGACATCGGCTCGTCCAACATCGTCACCGTTGGCACTGTCACGGCCGGCGCCTGGAACGCAACGAAGATCGGGCTGGCCTACGGCGGAACGAACGCCGACTTGTCCGGCACCGGCGGCACCAGCCAAGTCCTGCAGCAATCTTCCAGTGGCGCAGCCGTCACGGTCGGGCAGTTGGCGGTCGCTGACCTGTCCACGGCCAAGACGGGCACCGGCAGTATCGTGCTCGCCACCGCGCCGACGTTTGCATCAACCATTACGGTCACGACGAATGCCCTTGTTACCGGGAAGGTGTTGGTCACTGGCGGTCTTGGCGTTGGGAACTCTGCCAGTGCTACGACACCTGGTACGGTGGTGAAGAAAATACAGGTGTTCGATGCCCTTGGGTTCAGTCTGGGATATATCCCGGTCTACGACGCCATCACGTAATCGTGTAGCATGTCGACCTCATGGGCTACTCCGATGTGGGGATTGCGAACCTCGCGCTGCTGAAACTTGGCAAGCCGCGCATCACGTCCTTCGAGGACAAGACCACCGTCGCCGCTATCTTTGCCGAGCAGTATCCGACGCTGCGCGACACGCTGCTGCGCATGGGCTGGAACTTTGCGCGCAAGTACACCAACCTGGCGCAATTGAGCGTACCGCCGCCGTTCCAGTACATCTACGCCTATGCGTTACCCAGCGACTTCGTGCGCCTGGAGTGGGCCGGGCAGGCGCAGACTTTCGGCACGCCGGTACCGCCAGGGCAGCCGGTTCCGCTGACAACGCTCGGCATGCCCGGCGCCGACCTGTCGGACTACAACAATTCGATGAGTCAGGACTACCGCGTCGTCGGTTCGCAGATTTGGTCGAATATCGGCACACCGCTGTCGATCATCTACCAGGCGCGCATTACGGACCCGAACGAGTTCGATGCGTATTACGTCGAAGCCTTCGGCGCGTATTTGGCGATGCAGTTGTGCGAGCAGGT